AACAAAAACCAACTTCCGAAGAAGGGGCTATTATAAAACGAGAATGGTGGAAAACATGGAAAAAAGAAGATTTACCTGAATTAATACACATTATACAAAGTTATGATACAGCATTTAGTAAAAAAGAAACTGCTGACTTTAGTGCTATTAGTACCTGGGGAATTTTTAAAACAGAATTTAACCGAGAAAATATTTTGTTATTAGATTGTATAAAAGAAAGATGGGAGTTTCCAGAATTAAAAAAAATTGCTTTAGAACAATATAAATACTGGGAACCAGAAACAATTATTATAGAAGCCAAAGCAAGTGGAATGCCCTTAATACAAGAGCTGCGGCAAGTAGGAATTCCTGTTGTTGCCTATACTCCTTCACGTGGAAACGATAAATTAACTCGTGTTAATTCTGTTTCTCCTATTTTTGAATCTGGACAAGTATGGGCACCTGATAAGAAGTTCTCGGAAGAAATGATTGAAGAATGTGCTGCATTCCCTTATGGTGAGAATGATGATTTAGTTGACAGCATGACACAAGCAATGATGCGTTATCGTCAAGGAAATTTTATTTCGTTAAAGGATGATTATGAAGATCCAATTAAAGCAATCTATGAACAATCTCCCGAGTATTACTAATGACTAGATTTGTTACAATGAATAAGGTATAAAAAATTATGGCAGAAAATAATATAGATCAAAAAATACAATCAGTTGTTGGCGAAACAATTGAAGATGCAATTCAGAACGAAGAACCTGTTGATATAGAAATTGTTTCTGAGGAAACTATTATTACAGATGAACCGTTAAACGCGAAAGATGATTTTTTTGCAAACCTGGCAGAAGACATGGACGATTCAGATCTAGGCCGTATTTCTTCTGATTTAATGGAAGAATATGAAAATGATAAATCATCAAGACAAGAATGGTCCCAGACTTATGTTCAAGGATTAGATTTACTAGGATTTAAATACGATGATAGAACAAGACCGTTTCGTGGAGCAAGCGGTGTTACACATCCACTATTAGCAGAAGCAGTTACACAATTTAGTGCAACAGCTTTTAAAGAAATGATGCCTTCCGATGGACCGGTTAGAACGCGTGTCATGGGAAAAGAATCAGTCGAAGTGTTTCAACAAGCACAAAGAGTTAAAGAATTTATGAATTATCAAATTACACAAGTAATGGAGGAATATACACCAGAGCTTGATCAGATGTTATTTTATTTACCTCTTTCAGGATCAACATTTAAAAAAGTTTATTATGACGGAACACTAGACCGAGCTGTTTCAAAATTTGTTCCAGCCGAAGATTTAATTGTTCCTTACACAGCAACAGATCTTGATTCATGTGAAAGAATTACACATGTGGTAAAACAATCAGAAAATGATATTCGAAAAAAACAAGTAGCAGGATTTTACCGAGATATAGAACTTAACCCCACAGCCGAAGACCCAACATATAATTCAGCAAATATTCAAGGAAAAATTGATCAAATAGATGGTGTTCAACAAACAGGGGAATCTTACATGATTACTTTGTTAGAAATGCATGTTGATTTAGATTTAGAAGGATATGAAAATAAAGATGATAAAGGGGAACAAACAAAAATTAAACTTCCCTACATTGTTACAATGGATGAACAATCAGGAAAAGTTTTAGCCATTCGAAGAAATTATGATGAAGATGATCCTTTATACAAAAAGAAACAATATTTTGTTCACTTTAAATTTTTACCGGGATTAGGATTTTATGGATTTGGATTAATTCATTTAATTGGCGGTTTATCACGAACAGCGACACAAGCTCTTCGTCAATTGATTGATGCTGGAACTTTATCTAATCTTCCTGCAGGTTTCAAGACACGCGGTCTACGGATCGCTGACAATGATACTCCTTTACAACCAGGAGAATTTAGAGATGTAGATGCCCCGAGTGGGGCTATTAGGGAGGGTTTAATGCCACTTCCGTATAAGGAACCTTCTACCACATTATTTAATTTATTAGGATTTGTTGTACAAGCAGGTCAACGCTTTGCTCAAGTAGCCGACATGCAAGTTGGTGATGCAAATCAAGGAGCTCCTGTTGGAACGACTATTGCATTGCTTGAACGTGGTTCGCGTATCATGAGTAGTATTCACAAAAGAATGTATTACTCTATGCAAAAAGAATTTAAGTTATTAGCCAATGTAATTCAAACATGTTTACCAAATGAATATCCGTATGCAGTTGTTGGTGGCGAAAGATCTATAAAACAAAGTGACTTTGATGATAGAGTAGATATTATTCCTGTCGCTGATCCCAATATATTTTCAATGGCTCAACGTATTCAATTGGCACAAACACAACTTCAATTAGCAACCAGTGCACCACAATTACATAATGTAAAAGAAGCATACATTCGTATGTATGAAGCACTTGGGGTTAAAGATATTGACAAAATTATGAAGTTAGAAAAACCAGAACCAATGAGCCCAACACAAGAAAATCAAAAATTAATTGATCAAGACAAAATTGAGGCATACGAAGGTCAAAATCATGATGCCCATATTCAAGCTCATATTGTTTTTGGTTTATCTCCTATTGTCCAATTAATGCCACAAATTGCTGTTGATTTAAATAAACACATTTTAGAACATGTAACATTAAAAGCAAAAGAAGCAGTAGCTGGTCAAATTGAACAAGCAGAACAACAAATGGGTCAAGTAGCTGAAGGTGAAAACATTGAAGATATGACCCAATCGCAGATTGCCACATTAGAGGCACAATTTATGCAAGAGGTAAAACAATTACAAAGTCAGTTAAGTGGAGAAGGAGAACCAGATCCTGTTATTGCCTTAAAACAACAAGAGCTGCAACAAAGAGCAATGAACGATCAACAACGACTTCAGTACGATCAACAACGATTAGGATTTGATCAAAAAAAATTACAACAAAAGGATGAAATAGATAGGGCTCGAATTGATTCATCAGAAGATATTGCTCAATTAAGAGCTAATGTTAATTTGAAAAAATTTAAAAAAGATGCAAAAGGTCCAGGATTTCAGTACATAAAAAATGGTGGGTAATAAAATTATTAGTGCACAACAGCTATTTGATATTTATTTAAAAAGTTTAGATGAATATATTAGTAAAAATGTAAGTAGTCAGGAATGTGCTCTTATTATGGCAGAAGCATTAGTTGTAAAAGTAAAAGAATTATTTGCTGGAAAAGGGTATCCTGAAGACCAAGCTTTACTATTTGTAGAACATGCTTTACAAGAATTAGATGAAAACAAACCAACAATACATTGAGGTAAAAAATGGTAAAATTATATAATGGGAAATTATATCCAAATGCAAAAATGACTGTTTCCGATGATCTAAATCCTTATGCAGGACCTACAGTAAATAAAGCTTATGCCCCTTCTACAGCAGCAATGAGAGTTCAAGGACCTACCAAAATAGATAATTTAGGTAGCGGACCAAAAGGACAACGCAGTAAAATGCAAATTAAAAAAGTTCCTTTTAAAGGGCTAAAATAATGGAATGTAAAAACTGTGGACATGGCTGTCATTGTAGTAATGGCGGTTCTTGTCAATCATGTGATTGCAAAAATTGTGAACATACTGTAGATTAACAATCCTAAAAAAGGAGGTTATATGAACTTACTTAAAGATTTATGGTCACACTTAAAAGAATGGTCGGACTGGAAAATGAAGGACTGGATTAAAGCTGCTATTGTAGCAATTATTGTCTTGTTTATTGTTTCTAAAATGATTGGTGGGGGCGCATAATATGTTAAATCTTATCGGCAGTTTATTAGGAGGTAAAGGCGGTGCCTTAAAAACCATTGCTAAAGTTGTTGATGAGATTCATACCTCAGAAGACGAGAAATTAGATAAAAAGATTTTAATGCAACGCATTCAACAAAAACTTGTAGAAAAACAATTAGATGTTAATGTTAAAGAAGCCAGCCATCGCAGTGTATTTGTGAGTGGCTGGCGACCAGCAATTGGCTGGGTAGGAGCCTTTGCATTAATGTTTGAGTTTATTTTATCTCCTTGTATAGAATGGTATGCTAAGTTTTCAGGAATGGCTATTGCAGCACCTGAAATTCAAACTGGCCCCTTACTAGCAATTGTCACTTCAATGCTCGGTGTAGCCGGAATGCGTAGTTTTGAAAAGGCAAAAGGTCTTACTAAGTAATGGCTATTCCTAAAGGACCCGGAATGGGTGTTAGACAACGGACAGCTAATGCAGCTAATTTAAAAAGAAATATTGCAAGAAAACCTATTGGCGATCCTACAGGTCAAGGTTTAAAAGGTAAAACTTTAACTGGTGGTACTATGCAAATAAAAAGAAATGTAGGGACTAAAGTTCCTGAAACAAGAAAAAAAGGTGGAATGGTAAAAAGTTCTGCTCAAACTTCTGTTATTAAAGGGGCTCAGGCACCAGGATCTAGAGAAGGATCAGTTATTAAAGGACCTAAAGCAAAAGGATCAAGAGAAGGATCAGTTATTAAAGCTAAAAAAGGGGGA